TGTTCCTCTTGACCTACGTAATGTAAAAGATCAAAGCGTATCGGAGCAAGGTCCTAAACAGCTAACAAAAGAGCAGGTAATGAAGTTGTATGAGCAGGATCATAAAAAGCATTTTGGATATGCTAGAAATTTCATTGGTGCAGATGTTTTTGACAAGTTGACAAAAGATCAGCAATTAGCTCTTGCTGATATGTCCTTCATGAATCCTTCCAGCTTAACACCTCAGCTTAAACAAATGGTTATCAGCGGAAATGTCCAGGGTGTTGCAAAATATATGGAAAACTGGGGTCAGTATTATACCACAGAGAGTGGTGATAAAAAATACAGTCCTCATCTCCAGAGCTCTGCCAGGGGTAGGGCAAAGCTGTACGCTGGCCCTGGTGGATACTCAACTGGTATGATGGATAGTGTTACCTCCAATCTCTCCAACTATTCTTCAGTGTATATGCAAGCGTATAGCGCCGCAAGAGAACAAGGTTATAAAGAACTGGAGCAACGACGTGGCGAAGATGCAAAAGAAGAAAAGACAAAAATGAAATTCTTCAGCGAAGGTGCTGTACAGGGATTAATGGGTGCTTTCAAAGATGGATCAGAACTCAAATCGAATATAGTAAGTGATCTACGTAACATGACATCGGTACTTGGTGGCCCTGGTGAAGATAAGAAAGGACCAGCTAAGAATATTAACGTAACCTACAACACTACAAACGTCAACAACACCAACGGTGGTGGCGGAGGTGGTAGTGCAAGTATTAATAGCGTTAGACCTAACAACGACCTTGTTACCGACTTCATTAAGATGGCAGGAACATAAAAAAAGGGGCCTAGGCCCCTTTCTTATTAATCATCCAACAGTTCTTTGAACTTAGCTAAATCATCATCACCATCATCCCACGGTGCAGCTTCTTGCTTCTTAGTAGCTGGTTTAGCTTGCTTCTGTGGTTTCATCTGCTCAAACTCTTCATCCTCATCTTCCGTAATATTACGGCTGACAGCATTCTGAATCTGCTTAGCACCACCATCAAGAGCTAGTACGCGATAGAGCTTTTGTTTCAACTCATCATAGGATTTGTAGTGCTTAGGGCTGAGGAACTCTTGTAGAGAGTGCTCTTGCTTCCAGATTGCCTCCATATCCTCATCACTATCCAGTAGAGGAGCTGGAGCTTCAAATTCTGATTTATCGTAGTTGCGATAACCCTCAACATTACGAATCTTCAACTTGAAGTTAGCACCGTTCCAGAAATCAAATGGGTTGATTGGCTCCTCATCCTCAAACTCAGGATTCATAGCAGCATTCAACTTGTCAAATATTTTCTTACCGTACTTGTAGAGAAACACCTTACCCTCATTCTCTGGATGAGCCTTATCGCTGACAACATAGATGTTGGAGATAAAGTTTAGCTTACGCTTTTGTTTACGAACCTGATCTTGATTAGCCTGGAGCTTAGTAGCCCAAAGTTGGCTATTGTATTCAGATACAGGATCTGCTTGTCCAATAGTAGTAAGAGATTTCTCAATATACCACTGGCCACCAGGACCTTGGAATCCGTGATCAAAGATACGAACGAATGGAACATCCTCACCATCAGGGGATGGGAGGAAACGAATAACAGCAAAGCCATTACCAGACTTATCTACTTCTGGCTGCCAGAAGCGAGTATCCTGTTGGCGACCTTCGCCTTCAGGCGCTGCTAGTTTTGTTACTTGTTGATTAATTTTGTCCAGGCTGGACTTGGAAGACTTCTTGAGATTTGCGAAAGACATCGTATGCTCCTTGTGTAAATGTATATGTGTATTATCGTGTCCAATATATCATAATCTAGTGTACAACAGAATCCTTATGTTGCTGGTCTTCTAGTATACCTTTGTATTTATCTATATCGACATCAATAAACGGTGCAAGCTTGATTAATTTATTGTATTCAACTTTCCATATTGGATCGCTAAGACTATCATTCCAATACTTGAATACACATCCTTTGTTCAGCTTATCAATAATGATCAATGTTTCTGGAATTATCTGCTTACCCAAATAACGCTGAAACAATACTGGGTGTTGGCCATTTCTAACTTTGTACTCTTCCTTAAGGTTATCAATGTTATCAAGGTCACCGCGAAAGAAGTATGTGAGTGATTGTTTCTTCTTTAACCAGTCACGGTAGTTTCTTTCTGTTGCGGTTTCATTAACTAGATCACCAATCCAGATATCTTGGTTATTATACAGATTGGCAACAAGAAAGCCAACAGGGTCTTTATGTTTAGCTAGTTTAGAAAAGAAGTACTTGTCGTTACGTTTGTCAAATGCACCGTAGGATGCTCTTACCTTACCGTTGTACTTAAAGAAATCGTAGGTCTCAGATTGAAAATGTCTCTTAAGCGCACAGTAAAGTTTATACGCTTCGTAGTCGGTCATATAGGTAGTTGTTTGGTCTTTGGAAGGTAGTTGAGACTCTCAGCCTCTAACTGAATAGAGGCCTTGAGTTTTGAGTTACTTTTAATTAGCGAAGCGGCTGTTTCAATATCCACTCCATTCTTTTCACAGAAATATACTACTGCATCAATATACTCCATTTTCTTATATTTTACAAGATCTTCTATCTCTTTAGAAAATTCTATGATACTGATGAAGTTCAAATCTTGAATCATTTATGTCTCGAATAAAAAATATGTTGACCAATACGAATCTTCCTACTTAGATTCCAACCTGGTCTTGTGTAAGTGGCGTGAAAGAACAATGAACCCTTGCTTGGATCATATGAACGGTTATCGGGATGAGAAGTGGCGATATCTCTAGCCATAGATCTTATCCTGTCATATTGCTCCCTATTCTTTATTTGTGGATTCCTACCATAGATGCATACCCAGGAAAACTGGCATACTGATCCTACGCGCTGATATACAACTTCACATATGGATTTAGGGAATTGCGGATCTTGTACTCGGTTCATGGTAACAAACCCAACAGCTTTAATACCAGCTTCTGGTTCGTTCCTTGCTTCGAAGTACATATTCTTGGCTAAACACTCAATTTGCTTTTCGGACACGGTTGTTACTTCTTGAGCGATCTCTGAATTGAGCGCTACAACATCATTTAGTTGATTGCTTGCAAATACAAGTGAACACAGACCAAGAAGTGTAATTAACACTATCTTTTTCATGTTAACTTCCTCTTTGTAATTTATGGAATTTTGTTGCGGTACAGAGGTACTACTATCAGTTACTAGATTGTTAAAAATCACAATGTCATTCCTATCAAGTACTACTCATGGTGTATTGGACCAATGGATCCTATTGTAGATAAAATTATTTATAATAAAGAAAACGGTGGATCTTTGAGTAATCCACCGTATCTTATACTATCTCATTGTAACAGGCAACAGCTACTTGGTTTTTTCAGCTAGTTTCCTGTAGCCCTTACCGGTAGGATGTACATTATCTGCACTCATATCGGTCTTAGGTCTCTCAATTATAACATCACCAAACTCGGATGCAACCTTGGTTACATCACTAACTGCTTTAGGTTTGAGATTCTCGTTTGGAAGAATCCAGTATACCTTATCAGCCTTAGCAGCTTTGCGAACTTCTCTCACATTACCTTCGGTATCATGACCTTTCAGATCATTAGCACCAAGACTGATGATGAGAACCTTAGCAGGTTGCAATTTATTAATGTTGGTGGTTTTCCATGTACTGGAATTGATTCCACTTTTCACAATAGCAGAACATTCTGTACGTACCTGACTAATACCAACACCAATACTGTCACCAATAATTAAACACTCTAGCATAATTACAGACCCTGTTCAGCTTTGTAAGCATCCAATGTTCTTTTGAATTTACCTGCATGGCTACGTTCTGCTTTTGCAAGTGTCTCAAACCAGTCAGCAATCTCGTCAAACCCTTCATCACGAGCTGTCTTAGCCATACCCGGGTACATATCAGTGTATTCATGGGTCTCACCACTGATAGCGCTTTCTAGTGCCTCAATAATGTTAGTTGCTGGAAGACCAGTTTCAGGATCACCAGATCCACCATCAACAAGATACTCCATATGTCCATGAGCGTGGCCGGTTTCACCTTCTGCCGTGTGACGGAAGATATTAGCCACGTCTGTTGCACCAGCAATATCAGCCATGTTTGCGAAGTACAAATAACGACGATTCGCTTTTGACTCACCAGCAAACGCTTCTTTCAAACACAATTCAGTTTTAGTTCCTTTAACTTGCATATTATTCTCCTATCGGTATTCAAAAAAATAGGCAGCCGAAGCTGCCTACTGGTTGTTGGGTAATAAGGTGACCAACCCCATCTAGAGCTTAAGCTGCTAGAGCGTACTCGCTGTCGTTTGCGGATACATATTTTGCTTGATTTACAGTCATCGCCTACTGTGTTGCCGTCTCTGCTATCTCACCCTGTCGAAACCAGGTCATCCCCATCAGAAGTACACAATCCCCGCTAGAGCCCTAAGAGGTTTCTTTCATCTAGGACAACTATGTACTTCTGGTGGAGATGGAGGGAATCGAACCCTCGTCCAGAATGCCTTCACTTTGAAGGGATTACAACAATTCTTTACTACAAATTAACGATTTGCAATATACATGGTGATTTCAAAACCAAAACGCATATCTTGTGCTGAAGGTGTAGTCCAAGCCATTTCATTCTCCTAGTTAAATAATGTGCAACGCGCACATCAGACATTATATATTAGAGTGATCACAGATATCAACTGGGTAAAATCATTAAACACGACTGATTATTACCCAGTTTTACCGTTTACGCTACTTCAGCCATCTCAACAGCGGTCTCAAGAGCTTTAACTTTGAGTGTTTTGTTAGGACCGTACCAAGCAGATGTCAGACGACCCTCTTGTGTACGACCAACAACGTGGTCAGTCAGGAAGGTAACAGCGTTAAACGCCTGCCACCAGGAGCCCTCAGCGAACTTAGCACCAGGTTGCTCGTGTAGAGCA